TATATTATTCATTATAGTATTAACTTTTTCTCGAGTGTACTCCCTATCTATTTCATCTAACTCTTTTAAGACTTTTTCTACATTTGGTATGGCATTTGTATCATCTTTATGAAATACCTTAAATAAAATATGTGCTGTAATAATACCCACAATAGCTCCTATAAACGCTGATACGAATGCACTCATATTACATCAACCTCATAGTAAACTGAAGCTACCTTTATAAGTCTTTTTATTTCTTCAAGTTTTGCTATTATCATAGGATTATTAGGATTCTTTTCTAAATCCTTATCTAAAGTATTTTTAACACTCACAAGTCTTTCTATTTCATCAAACATAGAAATCTTCATTTCATTTATAGTCTCAGCTATATTTCTTCTAGCTAAATCTATAGTATCTCCAGTCTTAGTGTAAGTCATCATATTATTAAGTCTTTTTGAAGCTTTACCTATTTTAAATAAAGCTACCATAGATACAATAAGTGTGAAAACTGATATTCCAATTCTTATATACTCATTTGTCATCTTTGCTCACTTCCTTTTTAATATCATTCATGAACTTTTCTTGGTCAGCTTTAGTCATTTCCATAAAAGCTTGTAAAGCTAAAAGCTCCTTTAAGTTTCTAAGTTCTTTTTCTAAGTTTTCAACTTCTTTAAGTCTTTTATCTGTAGAAATTCTTATATTCCTTTCAGTTACAAAAACATTTACAACCATTATTGATATATTTACTATTGACAATATTACAATAAGCATAAGTAATCTATCTTGCATTTTTCCTCCTTAAAAATTATAATCTTTGTATTTATAGAAAATAAAGCCATATTCCCACTTCTACGAGTACAATTATACATAATATCTTTTCCGACATCTATCCTCCTAAAAGTTATAATCTTTTCCATATTTGTAATCCATAAGTGCAGAATTGTATTCATCAATAGGAACCGAGATTTCCTCAGTCCTATCTTCATTAGGGATAATCATAAACTTATTATCATTGTCTATTCTTACCTCTTTTGCTTCTATTGCCCTTATTATAAGTTCCTTTCTAGTCATGTCTACCACCTGCCAAATTTTCTTCAAGTTCTGCTATAGTTTTATTTCTCTTTTCTATTATTTCATTCAAAGTTTTTATTTTCTTATCGTAATCACAGTATAACATTTCAAGCGAACTTATATGTTGTGATTTCTTATTAAGCTCTTCTTCGAATGCTTTTACTAACTTATTTCTTTCTTCTTGTGTGAATTCTGTATCACATCTATATACTTCATCAGAATAGGGACTGTAGAAAATAAATCTAATTGTTCCATCAGGTTCAGCTATAATCTCCTTAACATCTGCAAGTACTTTATCCATTATTCTTTCATCTATATCCATATTAAGCCAACTCCTTTTCTATAACTTTATCCAAATCATTTAAGTTACATTCATAGTATCCTCGAAAACAACTATCATCAGCTATATCTCCCGGAAGTGGTGGGTCTAAATAACCATCTATTGAATATTTAACCTTACCATTTTTAATTTCACCTTCTAAGTATCTAACGATAAATCCTTTCTTATGAGCAGCGAATACTTTATCGCCACTTATATTTTTATAAATCTTACCTTCATATAAACTTCCTATTGTAAACATAATTATTCCTCCTTATGTGATAAATGTATATCGGGTATTGAAAATGCAAGTCCACCAGCAAGTCCGACATTTTCAGATGTTGAAGTTCCTATTGGGTCTATAATACCTAACTGTGCTATCGTAAAAGTTCTATCTCTTTCAAGTTCTTCGCTATCTTCTATATTAGATACATAACCAAAGAAGTTATAAATATCTACTTCATTTGCAGACTTTGTGATACTGTATTGATTATTATTCTTAATAATAGTACATACAGTTCTTGGGTCTACATTTACCTTAGAACGATAATCTTCAAGGTTTTGCTTCTTTGCTCTTCTTCCAGCAATCTTAAGACCTTTCTTAATCTCATTTCTAAGCTTACTTCTTAAAGATGTATGAAGTGATATAGTTTCCTCATTTTTACCATCAGATGTCTGAGCTATAATATATGAATACATAGCATCTCTTACATCTCTTCCTGATATTGTATCTCTTATATTTTCAACATCAGGGTCTTCTCTATCCAAAAACTGTAAATCTTCTATTGTATTTTTGATAATAGCTCTATAGTAATCTTTAACTTCTTCATTATCATCATCTATAGGAGATAATATATTTTCTATTTGAGCTTCAGTTAAGCTATCATCTTTTTCCAAAAATAGTAAAGAGTTATATATCTTACCAAAAGCTGATGTTACAAATATAGTTTTCTTAGAATTTTTACTATCATCAAAATACATATAAGATACATAGCTTGGATGTTGATATTTAAGTTTTCCTTCTTTAGTTAAAGAGATATTATTTTGTATATGAAACTTATTGAAGTAATGATTACCATTTAACTTTATAACATTATTAACAAGTCTCGGAATATACAAATTAACTCTTATAAGAAGTGATTGAAGTGATGTATCTACATCTTTATTTGGAGATACTATATCAAGCGGATATGTAAGTATCTCAGCTCTTAACCTTTCATCAAACCAATCAAGTTTTGGAAGAGTTGTAATTTCCCTTCTAGTATTTGCTTTACCATAACCAACTGTATGCTTTGATATTTTATCTTCAGATAATACAAAATAACATTCCATACAAGATATTACATCGTCTGACATATCTATATAAATATCATCTTTATTTTTAGTTTTGTGCATATAGTCAATATTAGTCATCTTGAAATCTTCTTCAAGATTTACTGGCATCATTCTATATCCATAAAGTCTAACACCAGTTACAGTCTTTAGAATATCAACTACTATATTTTTAAGCTCCCGTCTGTTGCCATCTATTACCATTTCATTAATAGAATTTATTGAAACCTTTTGTCTTATTCTGTTTCTTAGTTTCATTATGTACTCCTTTCAAAAAAGAAAGGTGGGACAACCCACCACTCTTATTATAATTGTGAAGTTCTTTCAATATCAGACTTAAGTGATATATTGATAGCATTGTCTGTAGAGTATTTGAAGATAAGTATATCATCACCATCTTCATCTGTTATCATCATTGCTGTAACTCTTAATGGTCCAATATCATCATTAGGTGCTCCCGGATTTGTGAAGTATCTATATGTAAGTCCTTCACTTCTCAAGAATGATAAATCATATCCTTGAGACATTGCTTGATTAATAGTTGTAAACAATGCTTGTTCTATATTTATCAAATCTTGTACAAAGTTATTAATATGAGTTTCTACATCTCCTTGAAGATGAACTACAACATTTTCAAGAGTTGGTGGTAAGAACTCATTTCCTATAACATCATATCTTTTGATAGATGGAATACCATTTACATTCTTGAACTCAAGTTCTATGCTACTTTCAAGCTCAGGAAATTCTCTTCTAATTATAGCCTTTCCTTCCATAAGTGCCACTAAGAAGTATATAAGCTCACTATTGTCATTCCATATAAGAATGTCTCTTAATCCTTCTGCTACATACTTTTCCATTTCTTTCTTAATCTTTACTGCCATTTTTATTCCTCCTTAAATATTAATTGTTGATAATTTATTTTAAAGTTGCTGATTCTCTAAATTTATCTAATATAAATTGTACATCTTTTATATCATAATTTCCAGATTCAAATGCTGCTACTAAATCAGCAAAGCCATAAATTCCTTCAGATATTTCTATTCCTTTTGTAAGGATACCATATTCTTCTTCAGTCATATCTGTCATTTCATATATTGCCTTATTCTTTTCAGTCAAAGGTGGAAGTAAGAACTTAACTTTGTTTCTTACATCTTCTGATACAACTACATCAAATCTAATCTTTAGAATATCTGACAACTTTCTAAGTTGAGATAAAGTTACAGCTCCAGTTTCTATAGCATTGCATATTGTCTTTGCTTGAGTTGCAAGTTCATGTGGTATTGCAAATTCTTTACCGTGAATAAACTCTTTCACAAACTCAAGTGAAACATTTGAAGTTTCAGCTGGAGTAAATTCATATACAAATTTAACTAAATCTGCAACTCCTGATGATATATCATTTCTATATCCAGTTATATTTGTAATGACTGGAATATACTTTGAGTTTTCTTCAGTTTCTTCTACAGGAACGAAGAAATGTACAATCATACCTTTTCCTATAGGTGCTCTTCTTAAGAAGAATTGAGTCATATCTATAAGATTGAAGTTTGTTGTATCTGTTGCTAGTTTAAGTCCAGTACCCGGAACGAAGAATACTCCGTCAAACTTTAAGTATTTGAATACATCAAAGTTTACAGCTACAGATTCTCCATAACTATAATGGTTTAATACAACTGGTTTTAAATCTTCAAATGGTACTAAGTCTTCATACTTATTTGAGTATGCAAAGTATTTCTTATTCTTTGTATCATACACAACTTCTAAATCATAAGATGGTAATACGAATTCTTTGTATTTAACCCAACCAAATAAGAAGTTCTTAGGATTTACTTTCTTTGTAATATAACCATAAAGTTCAGATGAGTTAAGCATAGCTTCCTTAACATCATCTATGTCCTTTAAGTGTACTTCATCGAAAGTAACTGTAACCATTTTACCAGTTTCTTGAAAGTTAGTTAAATCAACTTTATGAGATACCTTTTCCTTCTTTTCAACCTTTTCTTTTGCCGATGAATTATCAAGTATGACTTCTTCATTCTTTTTGTCATATTCAGCTTTCATTTTCTCTTTAATTTCTTTACTGTCCTTAATTGCCGCTTTTGCCGCAGTTCCACTACCTTGAGTGAATCTTTCATCTTTCTTAACATTTAATTTCATAGCTTTTCCTCCTTAGTTTTAATATTAATTTTACTTGCTACACCTATATAATATATACCCAAAATATCTTTACTTGTCTTCTATATAATTTGGATTTACAAGTTCTACTCCCATCGCCATTAGAAGTGCGTTTGCATTTTGGATACTTTCTTGCTCAGTAATACTATTTATGTATTTCAAATCATCTGGATGTAATGTATTTGCTTGCACATCGGCAACCAGTGATGATTTTCTAACTGGAGTATTTCTTATTCTTCCTTCTTGAGTACGAAGAACAAGTCCTCTTGTATCATAAGAACCTTTTGCTCTTAAAGATAGCTGAGTTCCAGCAACTTGCTTAAGTGGAGTTATAAATAGTTTTGCAACAAAGGCATCTCCTAAGTATCTTTCTCCGTGTGAAGTTTCCATATAAACAGCAGTTCTTTTAACAGTTATTCCAACTGAGTTTAGATAGTTACGAGCTTCATAGCAAGTCTTTATTGTAGTTCCACTATGGTAAGTTGATTGATACCAGTATATAGTAGGGTCTTTCTTGAACTCAGCCCAACCCTCATCAGTTTCAAGCTCTTCATTATAAGCTTCATATAAGTTCTTATCCATTATAGATAGAATTGTAAGTATAATTTCTTTTAATTCTTCATCAGGTTTTAACTTAAGTTCTACAGCTCTTTTAAGAAGCATAGATAAGTGTGTCTGATACATTTCTGTAGGAACTTCCATAATAGCACGATTAAATAGAGCTAGACAGTTTCCTAGATATTCTATATTTCCATATTCTTTTGTATAATATTTACCAGTCTTAAAAGTATCAGAAACTGTAAACTTATTTCCACATCTTCCTGTAATCTTTTGTCCCTCTTTTGGAACTTCTCTATCAACTGTAACTATCTTCAAAACTACAGCTTTTTTAGACAGTATCTTTTTATACTTAAAACCACCTTGTTTATCATAGATAGTTTTATATAGATTGAATCTATCTATATAGTCATAACTAAATGTAGCTTCTTCATCATTTTCATAATAATGTCTTAAAGCTTCTAAAACTTCCATTTCGTATTCTCTTGTCGCTCTTATAAGTGCTGCAAGATAAGTATTCTGACAAGTTTCTCCCATCTTTTGACGACATATTATATCCACAACTTTTCCTCTTGAGAATATTTTTCTATCTGTCTTATTGACACATTTAGTTCCATAGTTCATTTTAATTCTTTGATACTCTCCTCTTTGCTTTGATATAGCAAATAATATCTCATCTTCTATATCTTCTCCTACAGACGGGAATGGTTTGTATAAATCTTCATTTCCATATACATTCTTTAAGATGTCATTATCAACATCTATTATTTCTTCATGTACATTATAAGCCCAACCAGCAAACTTCTCAGCAAGAGATTCAGATATAAGCCCAGCGTCTTCAACTGATTTGATATCTATTGAAAGTACAGATAAAGCATTTACTCCCCATTTATACTCCATATCATCTCCATAAGAGTTTGTCCTTACCATAGTCTCACCTTTTGGTATAGTATCTCCTTCTTTGTAGTTTTCTAAATCATCTATCATTTTAACACCATACCCAGCACCAGTTTCTTCATATTCATGATACTCCACAAAATGATACATTTCTTTTGTCGGGTCGTACAAAATATGAGATGTTACACCGCAGTATACTCCACCTATATACTTCTTTATAGATTTACAAAGAATGTAATCATTATCAGCAAATCTATTCTTTGTAGACTTAAGTATATCATAAGAGTATAAAGTATCTACTATCGGTACTTCTCCTGACTCACAAGGACGATATTGAGTACAGGCATTTGAAAACATATTACCTCTATTTTTAGATACCATTCCTTCATGAGGTATAAGATTTCCTTTACCATTGAATCTATCTATCATATTACCCCATTCTTTTACCTCTCTATAAGATTTCGTCTTTAACTCTTTCATAAATTTCAACTCCTTTCTTTTATACTATATTAATAATATATAGATACAAAAAATAAAAAGGGTAGGAGAGCCTACCCAATTTATTTAATCTCCTTGTGCATATTGTATAACATCTATTTCGTGCAATGATTTACCTGTCTTGTAATCATTAAACCAAATATCAGTATTAGCAATGAATTCACTATCAAGTCCAAATGATAAATCTGCTATTGGGTCTTGATTACCATCAAAATATGTAGCAGTTAAATCATACATACCGTTTGGACCATAATTTAAAGTCCAAGCTACATACTTAGCTCCTATTCTTTCTCCAATAGAAGCAGACACTGTATCTATACTTTCTCCCATATGATTAAATGGTAGCAAGTATGAAGCATTCTTATCAAATACTTCTTTAGCATCATTTTCTATAGGAAATAGAAGCGGTAAGTCTGTAGTTATATCTCTACCTAAAGAAGCTTGTGTTACAGTTGTAGCTGTAGCCTTAGTATTATTCTTTTCTTCTTCAAGTTTAGATATAGCTTCGTCAATTTTATCAAATTCTATATTCTTAATGGCTTCTTCGCCATTCATTATAAGAACCATAGGTTGAAAGAATTGACCCTTAACTTCATCTAAAGCTTCTTCTTTAGACATACCATTATCAGAAGCTACTTTGTAAGCTTTAGATAATACATCTTTATTAATTTGAAGTGGAGCTATATTGTATCCGCTATCATCTTTATATGTCGCTGGTACAGTGATAGCTATTTCTTCTTCACCCCAAACTAAAGTTACATCCATGAATTTTCCAAATTGAGAATTTTCATAGTATACTACAGATGTAACATGTTCTCCATAAATAGCGTCTAGCTTAGTTACAGTATCTCCTACAGATACTCCTTTGTAAGTAGTTTGTAATACCTTCATGATTTTAGAGATGTCTTCTTGAGTAGCATCTCTACTTTCATTTTTGTCCCCTATATATTGAACGAATATATTTTCAATATATAGATTTGGATAGTATTCCTTATTTGTATAAGTTACATTAGTATTTTCAGGAACACTTACTCCACAAGCTACCAAAACTAAAACCATAACCAAAATTGCCAATACATTTAAAATCTTTTTCATTTTAAAACCTCCATATTTTTTTTTATTGTTGTCACTATGTTTATTATATATAATCAAAAAAAAAAACGAATTACTTATGGAGTTCTACTATCTTATTAGGAAAAACTATAACTTCAAATGGTTCTATTTCTCTTTCTACAACTCCTATCTCCAAAGTGATTATAGGTTCTTCTTCTATATAAAATCCAAGCTTTGTAGTATCTTTATAAAGTCTTACATTAGATAAATCCTTTAAACTCTTATTAACCACAATAACATCAGATTTATATTTAACTGAGTAGAAAGAGCGAACCTCCTCAACTCTTTCTTCTACAGGTTTTATAGCTTTATATTTAGCTTTCTTCATATCTATACGCTTAATAATAAAGAATGCTATAAGTGCAAATATACAAGTACTTACAATAAGTATTATTAAAGCTCTTTCTTTTTCGTATCTTGACATTTTAACCATTTACACATCAGCTCCTAAAATACTATATCCAGCATATTTCTCATTTTTGTAACTTCAGATAAGTTATCCACATGCTTTGTATATTTCTCAAAATTAGATGCATAAATTTCCATAGCTTTTAATCTAAAGTCTTTATCTTCCATAAACTTAGGTAAGAAGTCTTTTCTATAAAACTTATTTTCTTTATCTCCTTTTAAGTATTTATACGAACCAGCATCTTCTAAAACTGGGTGTATAGTTAGCATATCTACTATTAAAGACATAAGTGGATTAAATCCATAATTAGGGTCAGATACTAAATTAAACTTAGTTGTACTATCGTGCATAGCAAATCTTGACTTATACACAGAGCATTCAACTGTCTTAGAATTTGGTACTTTAAGACCTAAATCATTTTCGAGCTTTTCAGCATTTTCATATCTATACTTATCAAGAACCACACCAAACTCAGTTTCAAACTCAAGTTGTTTACCACCCGATATATTAACCTTAGCATTTAATACAGAATAAGACTTTTGTAAATATTGTACATCTATTCCTATCTTTTCTCCCACATGCACTATCGCAAATAACATTATATTTGCTTCTAACATAAAAGGTCTCATTTGCTCTAAAAACATTCCATTTATATTATTTCTTCTCGCATGAAATGTATTAGATGCCTCATCTTTTATATCAAGAGCTTTAGAACGAAGCTGTGTCCAAGAGTCAACTACTAAAACTGTAGGTACAAACTTCTTAGTTGGTTCTCCATCCATATTAACTGTATCATACATAAACTTTTCAGGAGATTCAGTCTTTAACTTATATAAATCCATAACTAACTTAAATAAGCCTTCAATAGATGTATTAACTTTATGTCTATGAGTTATTCTTATAAGGTTATTTCTTATAGCATCATTTCCTAGTCCACAACATACTTGCATCCAATCAGATTCAAGTCCTTCTTCAGGAGTAAAGTATTCTATCCAAGATGGTAGTCCTTTTTGTATAAAAGGTCTTACTATATTTCCAGCAACATTCATAGCAAATACAGATTTACCCTTATGTGTAGTTCCACCTATAGTAAATAGAACTCCATCTCTTAAACCTCTATTTTTAACTATTTCTCCCTCTTTAACTCTTGACGGGTTATTTCTTCCTAAAAAGAAGTCTACAGTTGTAAATCCTGTAGGATAGCAAACTCTATTCATATCAAAATTTGCTCTCTTTTCTCTTGTCTTTTGATATTGCTTAAGCTCATTATCTAAATCAGAACTTATCTTCATCTCAAGCTCTGCCATAGCTTCTATTTCTTCTTCCGTCATTCCTAACTCTTTTGCCTCTTTAAGCTCCATTATTCATTCACCTCTTGTTTAAAATTACTAAGTATATCATCTATCTTAATTCTTGCAAAATCATTATTAGATGTCATTTCTATTATTTGTGACAAAGTGCGTATCATATCATTTATTTTAAGTTCATTATTTTTATTCTGTAGCTCCTGACAATCAATTATTAAATGATTAACTCTTTGTATTATATTAAAATTATTTACATCCATATTTTTAGTATGTGCCTTTATACCATCAAATTGATATTTCGTACATTCTATATTCATTTCTTTTCCTCCATTTCAGCTATACATTCCCACACTTCTTTCATATAATCTTCAATATTTAAAACTGTGATACTATTAGTTGTAGCATTAGTTATTATAGTTGATGTATAACCCATGATAAGATTTATAAATCTTTTAACCTCAGCTGAGTTATTATGTGTCATTAAATATCTTTGACATTGCTCCATTATCTTAGTCGAATATTCAACTACTTTACTATTACAACTAGCTATTTCATCCTTTCTTGCTTCAATAAGTTCAAGTCTTCCTTTTAAATAATTCATATTGTTCTCCTCCTTTTATTAAACTAATTGTGAGTTTTACAAAAAATAAGAATATATGGGGAATAAATCCCCATATATCTTTTAAACTATTTGCCCTTTAAGTATAGAGTTAGCTTCAGCTTTTGAAAGTCCTAAAGCTACCATATTATTTAAAAGCTTATTTCTATAAGTATTAGCATAATAAGTTTTAGAACCACAATATTCTCCCATAGCTCTATCATAAGAATCATATTTCTTTAAGTATTTAAAATATCCTAGCATGTATTTTATATTAACTTTTGGGTCTTTTTGTATATTATGGTTATAATCATTTGTATAACCGAGTACATTGTAATGTATATATTCTCCTGTACCTTTAACTATTTGTCCAAGTCCAGTTGCTGATGAATTTTTATTTTTAGCTTGAGCGTAGAAGTTTGATTCTCCTGATACTATAGCTAAAACTACATATGGATTCACATTAAATCTATCAGCTTCTTCCCATACATAATCTAAGAATTCATAATCAAGATAAGATACATCTCTACCATAAGATTTAGCTTTATTTATTATAATATCATATTTAGCATATTTACTGTCCATATATCTTGCTTCCTCAACTTTCTTATCTATTTCTTCTTTATATTCACTCTTTACTTCAGGTATCTTTATTCTACCAGATATAATATCATATTCTACATCTTTATAAGTCATAGCTGGGAATTCTATATGTCTTACATCTTGCATATCATTAATATTAAATTCTTTATCTTTCTTAATTTTATTTATAGTTTTAACTGTTTTATTAGCTACAGTCTTTGTAGCATTTTTCTTAACATATGAATTCTTTGTATTCTTAGCATCACTCCAAGATTTGCTTGCAACTGAAGATATAACCTTTTCATCACTTTCACCTTTATTTATATCAACATTATCAAGTCTTGTCATTAAAACTTCATTTTCTTCTTTGGCAACTTTAAGTTCATATTTAAGACTTTCTATTTCTTTCTTTAAAGCGTCAAGCTCTTTTCCTGATGAATGCTTCGCTACCATATAAGTCATAAGTATATTCATCAGTATTACAATAATCATAAACAGTCCAAACACTTTCAGTGCTTTAATTCTCTTATTATTTTTATTAGTTTCCATTTTCTATCCTCCCGATAACTTTGTCATAATTTTCTTCAATATTTATAAATTCTGGGTCTATACCCATTCCTACATAACAAGCTGTGATATATTTAAGTGCAACCTTACCTTCATCTGGTGCTTCTGGTATATTAGTTCTACCAGTTCTTGCTATATTAGAATAAGCTTCATTCTTAGCAATATCATTATCAGCTCTAAATGTGTAGAATTCTTTTATTGTATTATCATACCCTGCCGCAAGAAGTTGTGCAACTTCCATATCCGAAACTCCAGCACCTTTTGATTGGTTTACAACTTGATTTGATTTATCTCTCATAGTTGTAGTTTCAGCGTGTCTATTTTCACCTAATGCGGTTTGCATAAGCTTAATAGTAGGAAGCCTTAATATCATTACTTTCTTATCAGATATTAAAGTTCCTAAATCAGGGTCATCCATCATAAATGGTAGAGTAACCTTTTCTTCAAAGTTTCTACCTAACGCATCTTTCATAGCTTTTACAACATCAACAAGTTTAAATGTTTGCTCAAGTGGAAGTACCTTTACTCTCATAATTCCGCCTTTTACAAAGTCAATAAATTCCTTATCATCCATAGAATCAAAATATAACTTATAATGGTTATAGTTAGGTGCATCTTTTTTATCTCCACCTTCAGCTATAAGAAGTGCTTTGAGTAGCTTTTCTTTACATTTTTCTATTTTAGTATTCGTCATAAAATCCTCCTAATCCATTCTTATTATTATGTCGTATATTAAAACTATGTGAAATCTTGAGAAAGCTCTTGACCATTCTCTTCCTCTTATTTGATATTCAGATTTCATTTGCTCAGGAAATGTATCATCTATTCCCTTCGCACGATTAACTATAGATACAAAGTTTCTCTTCATCGCTTCGAATGAAAGTGATGGTGCTTTCTCTCCATAGAAGTCCACTAAATAATGACAATAATTTATTACATCATTTAAGTGGTCAGCATACACAGCTTTAAATTCTTCATAATAATAAAGGTTATTAGTTCTTTTAATTAAGTTCATATCAAGACCACGGTTAATCTTCTCAGAAATCGCAGCTTTTAAAGACGCAATCTTAATAGTTTCATTCTCTACTGTGATATTAGTTTCTTCGTCTCTTATATCTTTTTGGTCGTACATTCTTTCATTCTTGTACTGGTCATACAAATCTCTTACTCCACGCATATTAAGATTCATACGAGTTCTTATAGACATAAGGATATAGACAACTACATCATCTATTAAAAGCTCATCTTTCTTGAATTTAACTTTAATGAAATCATCTGCAACTGTTCCCATAACAGCCTTTACCATTCCTACAGAGCTACCTTCAGATTTAAGTAAATACTTTTGAGACATTACAGGTTTTCCATCTTTTATACCATACAAAATGAATTTCATTATTCCCGGATTTAAACTACCATTTTTTGTATAGTATTTATACATAAGTCCAGTTAAGAACTTAATTCCTAAGAATTCTAAAAACTCTTTCTTACCTGTATGTAAATAAGATAATAAAAGAGCAAGTGATAATGGGTCGTTGGGTGTATCCCAACCCATCTTTAAAATTCTGTGAGTTCTTGCAAATGCTCTAAACTCTCCTTCATCTATATTATATGCTTGTAAAAACTTTCTTCTCTCACCGTTTCCAAACACTACAATTTCAAGAAGTGGAGTAGATAAAGCATCAGCATTTCTTGTCATATAATCACTTATTAGTTTCAAAACTTGTGGATGATATTTTGTGATACCACTTCCACCGAAATATTCTGATATTTCTCTCGTAGCTTCACGAGGGTCATATACTTTAAGGTTTATATCTTCTGCTTTTTTATCTATATCTTTATCGTTAAATTTCACCGAAAATCAACTCCTTTCTTAAAAAAGTGTTTATAAAGTGCTTTGAAAACGAAAAATAAAGGCTGGGAAACCCCAGCCAATTATCTTATTTTTTCTTAAGTTGTTTTCCGAATCCACCTTTTATGGCTTCATCTCCAGCTTCACTTCTTGCTCCAGCTCCTCCAAATACTGAATTGAATTTAGGAGTTTGTACAATACCGTGAGCAGGTAACTTTGCTCCAAAAGTTTGTGGTTTTCTAATGTCTGTAAATACATTAGTCACATCATCACCATTAACGAATGCTGGTGCAGATGTTGTAATAGGAACTATAGAACTTGCTTCTATATTTTCACCAGTTAGCATACAGATTAAATCTTTTGCAATATCTCTTTCTCCAGCTTCATATTGCATAGACATAATTCTTGTGAACTTAACATCTTCATTTGTAAGAAGTCCAAATGCATAATCAAGTCCCACATAACCTTTGTATTCTGGAGCTCCTGTTCCATTATTTGCTACATCAGTTAAGCATCTTGCAGGAATTTCCCAATATTTCAAATCAAGCATTAATTGATGTAAATCTCTCATTGTTTCAAAAGTTCTTTTAAGAACTTCATCAGCTGTTACTTTTCCACCTTTGATATCTTCAGGATTTGCAAAGTCTGGTTGAAAGAATGTCGCACCATATTTACCTGTAGTTTCATTCTTATCAATTCCATAGACAGTTCCTTCAAGTTCTAAAACTCTGTCAAACATTCTGTATTTTCTTGTCTCTCTTCTTATAAATCCTCTTGAAGATTCAAAGTCATACACTTTACCATTAACATCAACCTTTGGTGTAAGACCGATGTCAAGTTGAGCATTCTTAGTGTTATCAATAATATCATTTACCTTTTCACTAATGCTCCCAATAACTACTCTTCCTTGTGGTTTCTTAATCGCAAATTTGTTCATAATTTTTCCTCCTTAAATTTAATATTTTTTTATGTATCAATCTTTGCTACACCATTATAATATATATTAAAAAATACTAATGTTGTAAGTATCTTCTATAAACATCCTTTCAGCATCTTTTAAAGCTTTCATTTTTGCTGATAAAACAGCAGGCGAATTCCATATAGATGGAAGTTCACTTTCAGCATATTGTTTTCCAGCTTTTAGATTTTCTGTAACTTCTTTCAGTTTAGCTTTACACTTCTCAACTATATTCTTCTTTACCTTTATATACTGTCTATCAGCTTTATAAAGTAAATCCATAGGCATACCAAATATAGGACCTTCATATATAGTTTCAAATGTGTCCATAATCTTAGTTTCTACCTCTTTTGGAGATATAATAAATCTACTTCCTCTACCTATATTTCTTTTAAGTTTATTATTAAAATCTGTAAGGTTAGAAAGTATAAGAGCTACGAATTCGGAACATATAAAAGAAGTTTGATTTTTGTATTGAGTTATTCTTTTATGTGGTATCCAAGATACAAATCTTGACAACTTTCCAAATGAATAATCTATCCTTTTATAATTTTGCTTAAATTGTTCTATATTATATACCATCTTCTCATATATATCTATAGGAATAAATCTACGAGTTATCTTCATATCTTTATTTCTCCACCTATCAGGAAATTCAAATATAGATTCAACAGCAACCCCATAGTTCTTATTGGTTGTACCCATAGATACAGTTTCATAATAATTCATAGCAACTGTAGCGTGTGAGTATTTAGAACCTGTAAACTTCATTATTATCTTAGACATCAAACTGTCTCCTGATGTGAGTATTACATATATAGGAACCATACCTTTATCAGTTGCAGCTTCTGAATACAATGTGGTAGTTTTAATAGGATTAAAAAGTTCAGACTCAGCTATCATCTTTAATATATCACTCATTCTTATCACCTCTTGGACCACATACATTTTCTACTCGTTTTGCAAGAACTTCAAGCCAAGCCTTTTCATTATCATCTGGAGTTATTTTATCTATATTATCATATGTACCTTTTTCTATATTAAAAGCTATTTCTTCTAAAGTTCCTAAATCTATATTTAAAAGATTGTCATAAGCATCTATCTTTTCAGCTCTTGATATAGCATTATCTAAAGTTTCGTATTCAAATTTATCTTTAAATCTTTCAATCCAGTTTTCTATAGTCTCATTTTCAACTATATCAGTTCCTAAAACGGAATAAGCTATACTCGCAAGTACAGATACATTTCTATCATAGGAATTTATTGCTCTTAAATCGAATCCTGATTCTTCTCCACCAGCATAAAAAATTAATGAATTCTTTCTAAAGTTTTCATCATTTTTTGTATCAAACCCAATAAGCATATTATTAACTCTTGTATATACTGTACCATAATATATACAATCATCTATAAAAAATCCAGTTAGAACTCCATTTCTATTATACACGACGAAGTTTTTAAAATATCTAAACATAGCATCGTCGTGCTTTATATGCTTCATAGATTCACTATATAAAGCAAAGTCAATTCTTGGTGGTATAACCACCCTACCATTTTTCTTCATAAGTTTTTGTATAGTAAGCATAGTAGACTCTAACGCTTTTACTTCCTTTTCTCCTTCTACTTGTACATAGTTAAGATTATAATTATCAAGTATTTCTTTAAAGATAGCAATATTCTTCTTTCTATCCTTTAAGAAGTGTGGAGACATATTAGGATTATCGAGTCCGTCCTTTCCAGATATAATAAGATTTAATGGTCTTACAAATATATCAGGAATATGGTTTAAGTTCTTACCTTCAAATCTATAAGGGATTACAATACTTGCTGGTGCTTCTATATCCTCAGAAGTATACCCAGCACTATCTAAATACTCAAGTATTTTATACTCTATATTAGATAGAACTATCTTTCTTCCACCGTCTTTAAATGTATAAGTCTTAGCAATACCACGATTAGCCATAAGTTTATCTTTTTGAAAATCAGGAATACTTGCAAGATTTGTAGTACCATACTTATCAAGAACTCTTTTATTTCTTATCTCTACATATTTTTTGACACAAGCGTCTGAGCAAAATCTATCATATCTTCCCTTTTCTTCATTCCAAGTAGTAGGCTTTTTGCATATTACACAATTACCTATATTCTTCCTATACTTATTTCTTTCAAGAAAAGCTTTTTGTTTATCAGTCATAGTTTTTCTCCTTTCGGGTGAACCTTTAATTTCTTACAGAAATGTTCCAAAACAGCTCGGTAAAGAGATGTTTTATAAATAGGAGGTATAATATGCAGGTTGTAAAAACGGATATCTTTGACCTTAAAAATCTCATAGAAACCCCTATGAGCTTATCTGAATTTAATACAAATGAAAGATACGAAGATATAAGAAGTGTAATAAACTTCATGATAAATCTAATTCTTATGGTTCCGGGTACTATACCCGAGATGCCAAAAATGGGTTATAATTTACATGCAAGAAGACACTTCATTATGGATAGTAAAGAACTAGCAAGACAACAAATGGACTTACAGGAACAGATTGCAACTTATTGTAATCATTCCGTTATAGCAAATACATCTTTATATCCTATTAAAGATGATATAACTGGAGACCAATCTTTATCAGTTATAGAAATAACTTTAATGTCAGGAGAAAAGGTACAATTATTTGATGACGGATATGATACTAGAGTTAGTGTAAACTTAGTTCAAGGTAAAGACTTTTCTAAATAACAAGGAGGAAATAAATGGAAAATACTATGAATTTAAAGGACTTTGGTAAAGCACTAGGAAAAAATGAAATTCCTGATACCCAAAAAGGACCTAGTGTGAATGAACTTACAGCACCCATTCTTGAGGAGAAAAAGGAAGAAATAGTTAAAACTACAGAAACTGTAGTAACTCCTACGAGAAAGGTAGAAGTATTTGATATATCAGATGCTAAAGCTATGACTTTATCTATGCAAAGAACAGCACAAGAAAAAGCAAATGATAGAGGAATAGTTCCTAATCTTGATAGTGATGAAATAAAGAAAATGGAAGATGCTTTAGATGCTGGACTTGAAGATTATATGGCTTATACTGAAAAAGATAGAAATGAAGCTGTAGAAGTATTAAGAAGACATGGATATTCTGATGAGGAAATAGATGAGATACCACTTTTAAAACTTCTTGATATCGCAAGAGCTGTTAAAGCTGACGAAGCTGAAGGTACAGTTGGAGATATGAAGCATGTAGTACAAGAAGATGGTACTATTAAAGAAGACTCAATAAATGATGTGACTGATAATAAAATAGATGATACACAAGTTGTAAATAGTGCCGTTAAAACAGAAGTAAAACCTACCGAACCAGTACCACCAACTTCTGGAGAACAAGTAAAACCTACCATCGTTGATAAAAATGATGAGGAAATAAAAGAACCTTCTCTTGCCGAAGTAATAGGAGATAAGGAGATTTATATTAAATATTCCGAAAAACCTCTAAACTCTTACAAAAGAGCAAAAGAAAATAAAGTAAAGAAATTACTTTCAAGACAAAAAAGAGGAAACTCTGTTGAAGTATTCTTACCTAATTCTAATATAAAACTTAATGTGTTTGAAATACATCAACCAGCAATAATAACTGAGATTGTAAGACTTACACAAATGAGTCAAGATATCATGATTAAGAAAAGAGTAGTTGAAGCAATACTTGAAAGAAGTACACCTATTTGCAGTGATGGCGATGATATTACGGTAGATGCTATGATGAACTATATATCATATGATGATTTAGGATATATCTATCTTGCTGGAGCGGCAGCTAATGCTATACAAGAAGTTCCATATGCTGTTGAATGTGCAACTTGTGGTACACAAGGAACTATTAAGCTTGATATTAAAAAGCAATTTGTAAAGGCTATGCAAGATATAGATGATGAGCTTAAACTTGCGTATAAAGAGTCTGATGACTTTAAAACAAGTATTGAAAAGTCTTTAGCTAATAAAGTTATAGAAGTTAAAGATAAAGATGCAAGAGTTATAATAACTTTAAATAATCCATCTTTACTTTCTAATATAGGACTTGGTGAAGCTATTAAATCATATGTGTGTGAAACATTTGCACAATTTATACCAGAAGCTTTAAAATATCAATCTATAGATACTAAGTTTGATTTTATATATAATTTACAAAATCCTGATGTTGTTAAAACTATATCAGCTTGTATACTTTTATCTTATATAAATAAAATAGAAACTTACTCATTTGATGCTGATAGTGAAGATTGGGATAAAGATGAATATTTAGATGAGTCTTATGATGCTAATGTAGATGGTGTAGATGTAATGGTAGCAGCAATGTTATCTCTTGAAGAAACTACTTCTAAAGTAATAGAAAAGACTATTGAAGATGAGTTTATAAAAGAGAGAATAAATATAACTACAGGAAATTGGACTTGTGCTTCTCAAACTTGTAAGGCTTTAAATAATACGAGGGTTGAGGGTTTAGAGCTATTGATTCTTTCTTTATACAACAAGATGGAGACAAACATATAGGTTTTCTTCATAATATTGTAATTATCCTTGAAGGTAAATACTCTTATGCTGAAATAGCAGCTATGCCAATGTCTGAGATTGAGATACTTCTTAAACATAATTCAGAATTTGTTAAGATGAGAGATAAGATGATGGAAGAACAAAGAGAGAAGATTGAAAAGGACAGAAATAAAAGAAAGAATACTATTTCAAATCCAGTATATTACTAAAATAAAAAGAGGTAGGGGTGTGGCGAATGCCACACCTTCTACATACAATTACTTTACTTTAATCTCAGCGACACGCACAATAATAACTATCTCAATATTACAATATCATATTATATACGAAATATTGAAAGGAGTGTTAATGATAACCAACGAATATTACCATTAACCTTATGTATTCAAAAATTTACTCATTGAATCATATCAATTAGTTATAATAATTTTCAAAAGCGACACGCACATAATTATTTCAATAATACCTACTACTTGTGTTAGTAAATTTTAAAAATATTTTTAAGACGGGTCGATACACGGGAGTTACCCCGTGTATCTTGATGGTTTGTTGTGTTTTGTTTAATATCCATAGAGATAAAAAACGCAATTAGTATAAGCGAGACACTCACATAACATGTAATTCCATAATGTCATTTAGTTGTTACTATATTTATAAAAAAAAAGGAGTTGGTGGGTTTTACCCCACCAACATGCAAAAATATAAAATTGAAAATATACTCAATCTATAAAGACACTTACAAATATGATATCTCCTTAAAAATAAGCGAGGTGCACTAATGATTAAGTGCAATAAAACATTAGGTTTTATCACATATATGTTATATACTTTACTCTTAAATACAAACCATAGCAAGTCCATCAGAACTATCAAGTTTAACTATAGAATCGAACTTCTCTTTTATTTCATTTTTAAAATCGTCTACAGATGTATGAGCTTCATAAGAATCAAGTAAAAGTTGAATATAATGAGATATTTCATTTATTCTTTTTAAGCAAGTTTCTTCTATAGAAGCTTCCACATTGTGGTCGGGTACTCCTTTAATCTCTCTTATCTTATACATAAGCTCATCAAATACAAATACGAATACAAAGGCTTTATTAACTTCAGGATGCTCAGCTAAACTATCAAGAGTTAAGACACTATCGGTTATACTCTTTTCTGTAGCTTTATCGGACAAATCTCCTATTAAGATATTAATGTCAAATAACTCATATCCTTTACCTCTTAGCTTATGAGAGGCTTTATATCTTTGTACTATAGTTCTATCAGCTTTCCACCCAGTAGATAACTTAAGCAAAGCCATATCTGGATTCTTATAAGATATAAGTTCATTCTCAGTTCTTATTCTTATAACTAAATCATCTTTAATATCTTCTCCAGTATATATACCTCTTTCAGTTTTAACTTTAAACTTCTTACCTTTATATATACGAGTCAGTCCTTCCTTTATATTATCTAAGAATATATCTTTGTCATTACCTTTTATATATTTACCATTTCCTAGAATATCAATATTTACTACAACTTTAGCTTTCATTTAATTCCTCCTTAATAATATT